GCCATAATGGTCCAAAATACGCAGCATTAGGATCTGCTCCCGCATCCGCGCCGTTTAAAGCAGCTTGTATTTGGGGATCTGCATTGGCGGCGTTTAGCATTGCAACATAGCCGGGGCCAACGTTTGATGGCAGCGTTTGCGTAATAGTTTTACCTTGGTCAGTCACAGGATTAACGGTCATGTTTTTTGCGTATGCGGCGGCATCGGAACTATCAGAAGAAGCCCCTCCGCCAATCATTTGAGACAATTTACCCGGATTATTGAGAAGGGACGGATCAGAAGCTAATTGGCTTTGCCAATAAGAAAGACCTGACGCATCAGGAGCGCGGTTAAAATCAGATTGGTAAATTTGGTTTAGCAACGCCGTAGGATCAACAGACGTAGGTGTAGTTGTACCACCAGTCGTAGGTGTAGTTGTACCGCCAGTCGTAGGTGTAGTTGTACCACCAGTCGTTTGTGTTGTCGTATTCGCTTGAGCGTAAGGATGCGCTTGTTCATACGTCAGATCTTGGGTGCCCCCCGCAACGTTTCTTGCTCCACCAGCAATGTCCTGCATTAGTTTGTTCATCCCGGCGGCGGTGCTGGTATTCTCAATGCCGGATTGAAGCTGCTGCGCCCACCAAGCATCTGTAGACGGATTATATGCGCGGCCAAAATCTTGCTCATAAATTGAATTAAGCAAATCGTCATACGGACCTTTAGCCGCTGTCGTTGTTGTGGGCGTAAATGTATTAGTGCCACCCGTCGTTGTGGTCTTGCCCGTTCCGCCCCCAGTAGTGCCACCCGTCGTTGTGGTGCCACCTCCTGTTGGGGGAGGATTGGTGTCACCCGGAGTATAAGTGTAATTGTTGGGTGTGTTATAATACTGGTCATTCGTGATCACATTTGAAATGCGGCGGGCATTCAAAGTGTTCAGAAGTGGCATAAGCTGCTGATACAAAGTATTGCTAAGGACCGAGCCAAGCATATTTTGGCCGGGACTTTGTGCCGCCGCGCCTGTATCTGTCGCAAGAGGAGCAATATCCTGTCGTCTGCGGGGGTTGGCGGGCATATTGCCCCCAATCATTTGAGCTAATAAATCATTTAAAGAAGCGGCCATTTCAGTAATCCTTGAAAGAGGTTAACATATTATACCCTACCCTGAGCTATTCTTAAAGCGTTAACAATCGCGTCATCATGCACGTTGAGCATAGGTTTTGTTTGATTGTCCAAAGTCTTTTTTGCCTCTTTGAATAACTTATCCGCATGCGGGATGCGGCCCCCTGTGGCGCGTTTGGTGCGTTCAGGCATTAAACTTTGAACAATGTTTTGAGGCGCATTATGCATTGGACCATAAACCGCATTGTATGCAAAACCGGGGGCATTGGCTGAAGATTGGATAATGCCTTGCGCCATTGCGTTTAACACACGAGGATTGGCTTGCAGCATTTTTTGTGCGGCACGAAATTGCTCAATATCAGGTGATGCAAGTTTTTCCGCCAATTTACGCGCATATCTTTGGCCGCCAAAATGTTCGGCTACGCCGTATACATATTGAGCTATAGCTATTGGTTTAGAGAGCAAAGATGTTGGGACAACTCTTAATCCACGTAATTTATCATATAAACCAGCATCAGAACGGCCCGCGTTTTTAGCGATTGTTGCTAGTGTGTTTCTGAAAAGAGCTTCCGTCTTAACAAACCGCTCTAACCGATCGTAATCGGTTCCAAAAATATTTTTGATCGCTTGAGCCGTATAATTACTTGGATCAAAATACTTTTGAAGCATTTTGGTGTTTAAGCTACCATCTGCATTACGGGTTTTAGTTAATAAAGACGCCAAAACGCCCTGCTTCGCCAACGTTTTTTCGGCGGGCGTCATCGCAAGCGTTGTATTGTATGCGTTGGTTTTCTCTAATGCATTACGGTCCTTATCCAAAAGTTTAAGTCCTCCAGTAAACGCATCTTTTTCACCAAAAACATCTGCCGAATTTTTAATCGCGCTATCCAATTGCGGACTGTAATATTTACTATTAGGGTCCCGAAGCGGCGCAATGAAACGCTTTTGAATATCCTCCGCCTTCTTCCCAATACCACCTTGAGTAGCTGCATTACCCGAAAATGACGCATTTTGTATTGCGCCCAATTCACGACGAATTTGGTCAATATATTGCATATTAACCTTGCTAGGGTCAGCCAAAACAGTTTTAGCTGGCGGTATTTTTGAACTTGCATCCATGACCTGTTGCACGGTCTGGTTTGTTTGTTGTTTCGCAATATTGTTTGCAAAAGTAGTTTCTGAAGTAGGGGATACTTTAAACATATCCCCTAATTGCGCTTTGTTAACTTTACGCAGGTCATTAAAGGTATTAATTCCATTGTTAGTTAAAGTTTGCGTGACAAATTCTGGCAACTTTAAATTTTGGATAGGAACATCCCCAGAATTTTTAAAAGGGGAAGAAAACGCCCCGCCTAATTCTGTTGATAAATTGTTTTCCGCATTTTTGACAGCTTGTTGGAAAATAGGTTCTTTCATTAAACCATTCCACTGAGGCAACCATGTTCCGCGCCCTAAGTTAGGGTTTTTAATCGGCTCCCAAGCAGATTCGTTGCGCTGTTTAAATTGATCTTCCGCATCCTGCCTTAATTTATCAATATTAAGGTCAAGACCATTGTTCATCTGTTTGGCAAATGTATCAAACCTATCACCGCCTTCGGTCAAACGATCTTTTAATTGTTCAACCAAATCCGTAACCGCATCAGGATTTTTCTTTGCAATCTGTGCCAATGTTTTTTGAAATTCAGTGCCGCCAATATCAGCACCTACGACTGGTTGGCCTTCTTTCACTGCATTAATAAGATCGTCAATTGGAACTTTTGACGTCCCGTTTACTTCGTCTTTAAGAAGTGATTTGGAAAGTTTATTTAACTCAACGTCTCCCGAAGAGGTAAATGACTTAATCCAATCCGGTGTGAGTTTGGATACTACTTCACCCGCTGCACCTAACCCAGCGCCAAGAGTTCCGCCAATAAGAGCCGATTCGCCAATTCCCGCCTGTTCCGCCTTTGGCTTTGACCCAATTAACTTTTCTTCAGCAGCGGAACCAGCCCCAAGCGCTCCCGCCTCAGTTGCGACCCCCGCAACACGCGCAAGACGCGCTCCCGCACCAAGAGCTTCCGCACCCGCAGCAACTGGACCCGCTATTTCACCAAGTCCCGGTACCAAGAATTGAGATGCAACATCAGCTACTAATTGTGTTTTTGGGTACAACTCACCTGATGCCTGACGTTGGGCCTCATATTGCGCTTTAATATCTTGACGGCGTTCTGGAAAGGATTTTCCCTGACCATACCCGGCGGCAGCAGCGATGTCGGTTATCCCTTCACGAACGGCAGGTCCAACGCCCAACATTTCTCCTGCTCCAGTCGCAACTGCTCCAGTATAGCCAAGATCCTTTGCGCGTTCTCGTGCTTCTGGAAGGTAACTTTGAATTTGCGCTTCATAGGGGTCAACCGAAGCGGTTTTTTCGTCAACAGTCCCCTCTTTTTGTTTCCCGCCATTTTGTAGGCTTTGCAAAAACGCATCGCGCAAAGCTGCACTTTTTTGATCAGTGATATCACCGCCGTCAGGAGCTTGATCGGAAGAAGTGTCAGTCTTGGTTTGGCTTAACTGTTGAAGGAAAGCATCCCTTAGCGCCGCACTTTTTTGATCGGTAATATCATTCCCATCCGAGTCAGCCATAATTATTGCCCCCAAATATAACGGTCAATATTCTTGACGGGCGGGATCATCCCCTGCCTTTGCATTTGGTTAATGATGATATCAAAATCTTTTTTCTTTAAATCACCCTTAATTGCTGCGGCAATTGGATTTGATCCATTGGGCATCGTTGAATTGAGCAGCGTGTTAATCGTTTGCTGTTCTTGACGATATGTGTCGGCGTACATTTTATTGAATGATACCGGGCCATTAATTGCGGTGGGATTAATGGCTCCCACGTCCTCCATATGATTTGCGAAATCAATGGAACGTTGATTGTCCAGCATATATTGCGTCAAAATAGCGTTTGACGTTTCGGGGCGAAGATCAACGGATGGATTTGCATCCGCAAGTCTGGTCAACCACACCGCCGCAGTGCGTTGCGCTCCAGTGTAACTTTCCGCTTTTAATGTGCGAATTTTTTCAAGAATTTCTGGAAGAGAGGCATCTTTCCCAACCCCAAGGTCAAGTCCCGCTCTTTGAGCGATGGATTGTATTACAGACGCGGTATTGTAAACTGCACCTGCACCCTGACCTGCTGAGAACAAGCCTCCTTTCGCCATATCTCCTAAAACAACCGCTGTCTCATTAATGTTCTTTTTGTCATACCCAGCAGCGTTTGCGCGGTCTTGAGCATTTTCAAATTGCTTGCGGTATTCACCATTATATGCAGCTACGGTAGCAGCATCTGCCCCCGCCATGTTGGAGGCGGAATAGCGATTAAGTTCAGTCGCCTTTTTATCCGATGTTTCCTGACCAGATATTGGCATGGAATTAATATGCTGCAATGCAGTACCCGTATCAGTTACAGAACCATCCCCACCAATGATTTGCCCGTCGGCAGTCATTGTTTCGCCAACACGAAGTGGGCGCATAAGCGTGTAAGTTGGGTTTCCATTTGCATCAAGGCCAAACGCTTTTGTGCCCGCAATTGTACCTTGAAATGCCGCGTTAGCCCTTTGCGTGTCAGTCAATTTAGCTAAGGCTTGGGAATGTTGTGCTGTGCCATAAGATTGCGCGGTCCTACCTTCAGCTTCCATTTGAGCGCGTTGTTGTTCTTGCTGTGCAAGAATGTTTTTTGCATAAGTATCTCCTGCCGACGCAATGCTTGAGCCGGACAATAAACTTAAGCCATAATTTAAACCGTAGAAATTACGCATGTCGGCTGGGTTTGGAGCGACATAGCCAAAGCCCGGTTGCGGTGCGTCGGAACGGGTGCGGGTCATATCTTGCGCGACCTCAACACCCTTATTGCGCGTTGTTGGAGCGGGGGCTGGCACTTCCGTATCAGTGGATGAAAGATCCAATTTTGACAGATCGTATCCTTTTGAAGGTTGAGTTTCAGTAGCCGTTGCTTTTCTTAACTCTGCCGCCTGTGTTGGTGTGGCATCATATGGACCAGCATTTTCCATAGAACGATATTTGGGAGAAACGTAGTTTGGATCAGGGTCATATTGCGGTTCCGTAACAGCTTTAACAGTCGCCTCAGCTATTGGCGAAATAGTTTTATCCGCGTTTGTTACTGCGCTTGAAATAGCATTGCCTAATCGTTGCGAAGGCGTTTTAAATCTGCTCTCAAAAACAGGTGCTGTAGGGGGCTTATTTTTTGTTACTTGTGCATTATCATCCGGAGCATCCCAACTGTGGACAACTAATGCGGCAGGATCACGTTCGTTCAAGTCAGGATTACCAGCTAAATTGTAATCATCATCCGATTTAACAGCGCCAGATCCGTCGGGAAGGTTGGCATAACCTATACGCCCACCCTTTGCAGCCGCTGGCAATATGCCCTTTGCCGCCATAGCAAGTTCCTGAGCGCCAAGCTGCCCTACACCCGTTCCCGCAAAGTCTGAATATTTCTGTGCGAGATCTTCTTGCGTTGGTAATCCATACTGCATGGAGATAGGGGCGTATCCGCCAGCAGCATATTTATGAATACGGCCACCGCGGTTTTCATTGTGTTCGGCTTGGGATTCTTCTTTAACACCCGCAACGTGGTCGCTTTCGCCACCGCCGCCTTCGGAAGAATCTGTAACGGATGGGCCATTGCCACGACCCCCCAAAGAGCTTCCAGATTCATTGGAACTGTTATCGGAAGCGGATACTGTACGGTCTAACTCACCACCCCCTCCGCCGTGACCTTCGCTTGCCGCACCAACGCCGGGAACATTTTGCCCCGCTTGGATCTCAGATAAACCTTTAGAGTACTCTGGATTGCTTGGTGGCAATGGGGCTGGACCCGGAGGCATAACGCCCGCATCCGTATTAACTAAACCAGTACGCAAGACACTTTGAACATAAGCGTTTTGGGTTGGGTCTTGTCCAGCATTAACGGCAGCTTTGTAAGCGCCCGGCCCCATTTGATAGGCGGCAATCGCACCGGGAACAGACCCTGTGTAATTAAACATATCACTAAGATACTGTTGAGCCAATTTGGGGGCAATTTCTGGGTTTGAACGCATGGATGAGTCATACTGTAAACCCAATTCAGAAGCAGCCTGACGTGCGGCTGGATTATGCATTTGAAATGCACCCAATGCTGCGCCACCGTCTCCAACTGCGGTATTTGGATTTTTAATACCACCCGATTCTTGATTTTGGATAGCAGCAAGAAGACCCGATGTATTAGGATCAACTAGGCCAGACGTAATAATTGAAGCGTTTTTACGTTCAGCCAAATCAGCGCCACCAGCAAGCGGATCTGTAATGCCCGATGTATCTATTTGTTCTGGTTGCCCTACATTACCAATCACGCCAGACAATTGGGAAGCAGGCAACGCCCCCGGATGGACTGCATTAGCAACCGCATTATCATTACGGAACCAATCAATCTGACCATTTACAACGCTGCCGCTGACTTTGCTGATGTCGCCATCCGCAAACTTATCCGCCCACTCTTGAGCGGTCATACCCGTTGAAGTATTGGGATATGCACTGTTATCTGCTCTTTTGCCATAAGCTACGGTATTAGGTGCATTCAAAACCGCATTCAATGAACCGGGGCTGTTGCCTTTTACCAGCGCGTTAATAGCACCCGCAATACCAGTTTGTGCGCCAGTTGTTTTATCAACACCGCCAATTAAATCAGACAAAATTCCCTTTTGTTGATTAATTCCATATCCACCACCAGCGTCCGGCGTCCCAAATCCCGGTGTATCTCCTGCCCTAGGATTTATGCCATATTCATCTGTTGGACCACCAGAAGCGCCGGGTCCAGAAAGAGATCCACGCCCAACAATGTTTCCGTTTTCCCCATAAATTGGACTAACGGATGAGTCATTACCACCACCACCAATTTTATCACCCGCGCGGCCTATATTGGACACATCCGCAACGGGCGTTGTATCTGTTTTAGGTGCTGTAGTTTTTGCTGTATCTGTGGTCGTTGCGGTGGTTTGAGCATTTTCCCAAGGGAGGGGCGCATTTTGGAATGCTTCTTGATATCTTTTATACGCAGCATCCATCTGCTGTTTGCTTGCGCGGCCTGAGCTGATTAAATTGACGTAATCATTATACGCTTGAATGATGGATTGATCCGTTGGGACGCGACCATCAGTTGCGTATTTAGCGCGGCCACCCGCATCGTAATTAATTCTGCCACCATCTGCAAACAAACTGCCAATGCCACTTGCAACACCACTTAAAAATCCTCCAGACCCTCCAGTAGCGGCATTTGAGAGAGAATTAAGTGTAGCATATGCACCAAGTCCCGCCTGCGCGGGTGCAGCGGTTGGAGTGTACCCAGTGGTAGAGCCGCCCATCGCTGGAGCCGCACCCGATGCCAATCCAGCATAGTAACTGAGCTGTTGGTATGGGAACGCTTGCTGATTCATGTACTGCTGATAGGCGGTGGACAATGCAGCCTGTTGTTGTTGTTGTTCCCCAGTACCATAATTATACTGAGCCTGAGCTTGTTGCAACGCCGCCTGTTGGCCTTGCGTCCCAAGATTTGCAAGATTAATTGAGCCTGTATTGAGAAGGTTACGGTTTTGCAACTGCGTTGTGAGATCTTGACCTTGTTGCTGCGTAAATAATCCTTGCGCTTGGTTGTATCCCGTATTTAACAAGTTTGAGATTGTTGAGTTGTTCGCCAAATTCTGCTGGCGAGCCAACTCAGCTTGGGCGATACCAGCGCGGTCTCCCCCAAAAGCGCCACGTTGAATAGTATTGCCCAACACTTCTTGCTGTTGTTGGGCATTGGTTTGGTTGATATTTGCGACAGCCGCATTTGCCACATCATTCATATATGGGTTCATATATTGGTTGACGGCTTCTGGCGTATACTGCTGCATTTGTATAGGGGTGGCAGCATTGGAAGCCAATGCTGTTGCCGCCGCGAAATTAGGATCCGTGTAACCCTGTAATCCCGAAATTGACTGACCCGCCTGAGCTTGATTGGGCGTCATCGGCGCAACGAGACCCGGCACATAATTCATGTACTGAGCGGCAGTTGACGGGGTATATTGGGGATATGGTTGATTGGATTGCGTTGAGGCGCGGTTAAGAATGTCCGTAACAGCACCCGTTACCGCCGCTGGCGGGCTATAGGTAGTTGTCTGCGACGAACCAAATAATACACCACATAATGCACCCATAACTTAAATCCTACTGTACGTGATTATCAGGTTTTTCATTTACATAATTGTAAATGAAGAACGCACCAGCTTTACTCATTTGACGTTCCAACAGTTTGATCTTAGCTTCTGTCCGAACGTTGGAAACTATACCCATCAAAAGGGGAATACCCACTTGATCGGAATAGCTTTTAGCGAAAGAAATCAGCGACTTCGCCCGCGTTGAGCGGCGATATTTTGGCGCGACAAAATTAAAAACGTCATTAAGACACCACGTTTTTGCATACCACAATTTGTCAATAACCAAACAAACCGCCGCTTCAATTTCCTCCTCCGCGTCAATAACGCCAATAATGCCGTTTTCGCGGTTAAGAACCTTACGTACCATTTCCCGGACGGAATCATTGTCCATCTCAAATAAACCATTCTCCTCATGCATGAGCATAAGGAGGTCCAAAATCTTTTCTTCATCTTTTGGCGTGGCTAAACGAACAACGTAATCCATTAATCTCTCTTTGGTCCCGGAAGCTTACTAAGCGTTTTAATCAGATGATGACGAACACCTTTAACAAAGGCATCCAAGTAATTGTGACCCTTTTCCATATCGCCGCCACCAAGACGTTTAACAACATCAGGATGCACTACATACTCACCGCCCGCAGCCACGATTGGGACGGGACGGTATTTGCCGGACATAATTGGGCCACCATCAGCCGCCGCTCTTTGACCAAAATTAAATAACGATTTTTGATCAAAACCAAATGGCGACATTGCGGAAGTGGAACCCGGAATCATTGGTGATGGGCGCGTAGGTTGAGAAAATTGTGGTTGTTTTGCGGAAACGCCAAATGGACCAGTTTTAAACATTTGGTTAATCATTTGAGAACCCGCCAACGTATTGCCTTCTCCTAATCCAGAAACAATGTCAGCGGGGAGAACATATGAGCCTTCAAGGACGTTCATAGGAATATGATCCGTACGCCCACCAACCGCCATAGTAATCAAACCCTCATGGCAGGGGGTTGCCTTTTCCCTTGCAATTTTACTAGCTTTTGCAATGTGATCCATAATAACTCCAATTCGTTCCCGTAATGTTCCTATAATTACACTTAAATTAAATTTTTTGATAGCCCTGTTATGTGTATGTCAAGGAAACAATTGATCCCGTACCCGTTAGAATTGTTAACCCCGTCGCGAACGGTATCTGTATTTGGTATATACCAATCGCCAAAGTAGATGGGATGGCGTAAATACGGTTTCCCGTCAGCAAGGATGCGTTGTTGGTATCGTATATGTACCCGCTGGTGGAACCAGACGCTATAACGGAAATTGTGGCAAGCCAGCCAGAAGATTGTTTTATTACCTTGGTCGTTGCGGCGGCTATTTCTTTGGTGTTGGTTGTCCCAAAATAGCCGTTTCTCAACCCATCGTAATTAGCGATAGAGTTAAGGGCTACAACCCCATTTTTTTGTGCGGATAAAATATCGTCAAGTGATGCCATAGTCAGTATTTCCCATCAGCAGCCGCCCTATAACGGATACCACCCAATCGCCAAAATGTTCCCACGTCATTAGAAGATATACTTACAGCAATAAGACGCGCCCGTATGCGGCAACTAATATATTCCGTTGACTGCGTCATAGGAAACGTAGCGGAGGATACCAAGTTGCTTGGCGCACCAGCATACGATCCAGTTGAAACAGTCGGATCTCCCGCATAATTTGTCCAATATAAAGTCATATTTACGGTAGCATTTTGATTACCACTATATGTCCCCCACTTCATGTCAGGCCAAATTTGGTCCACATACATGATGTTGTCGCCTTCAGCGATGCTGAAAAAGCCTGTCTGCATGGAGGATTGCATTGCGGTGGTGGTTGTCCCCGACGCCGCGTCGTTACCTATTTCATGTTGATATAGGTAATTATCGGTCCCAGCACCAATGGGAGGCCCAAGCACAGATTGATCAATCCAAGCAGAACGACCCAAAGAGCCAAAGTCCCATTGGCTGAGAACCGTATTGAATTTGACGTAGGAATCATTTTCACCGTTTCCATTTGCGGATGGGTAAAACCACATGATCTCATTGAATTGGGAATTAGGGGCGCAACGGATATGCTGCGTATACGGAATCCCATTTGCGTCATTTCCCGACTTTAAATTTTGAAAAATGACATCCCAAACTGGGCATGGGAGAGGTTGCGGGCCTTGACCCGCATACATAAAGAATTGTTTCTGGGACATCCAATAAATGGTATTTCCCATCTGCCCAACACATTTTCGGCTAATTGCGCCGCAGTTTGACCCAATTTTATTAAACCCATACACTAATGGTGCGCCGATATATTGCATGGACCAAAGGTCCAAATCGGTCCATATAAGACCTTGCTGCGGGGCTTGAATACACGTAACAATCTTGGATCCCGTAGGGATACGATAAGAACCCGCCTGATTCGTGGCGGTTCCTATCCATACGGTGCTATCAGCAATATCTGACCAGCGAATCAAAAGCGGGTCAGGTTGGAGCGTAAATGATGAACCCCAAGCTATTACTTGGCGTTGTGGCATCGCGACAAAAATACCGTCGTTAACCAATGGCACTTGCCCGCTTAATATTTGAGCGTTTTGCAAGGAACCCGATGGAGACCAAAAGTAAATTGGGCCGCCAGCGGGACACGCAATGAGGTTTTCACCAAAATTATCCAACGACCAATCTGATGCGGTAATAGCGGTTCCGGGGGTTGCTGTTGGAGCAGTTCCAACGCCAAACCCGCCAGTCCCAAAACCACCAACACCGAATCCCGCCCCTGTTGGTTGCGGGCCGACCGCGATATAAAATTGTGATCGGATGTTCCCACTATTGATAGAAACAGGACCAGCCGTTGAGGAGGCGGTGTTTTGAGCGGAGAATGTGAACGTATTTGCGTCCACAACAGATGCGACAATGTACAACCCAGATAAAGTTAGCCCGCCTACAGTTGTTGCAACCCCCACATAAAATTGGGAGCCAACTGAGTACCCGTGATTGTTTAGCACTGCGGTGACGAGGGGCGAAGCGCTAGTGGTGGAGAAGGTGTAAGATGCGCCGCCGTTTGCAACTGTTGAGGTTGCGGCTGTTGCGGCGGTGATCGTGTAAGTTGTGCTTGCAGCGGACTGGATTAAATACGGGCCAGATAAAACAATACCACCTACGGACACGGGGGTTACGTAATCCACGTAATCGTAAATGGATGCAACAATACCCGAATCAATGACCGTAACCGTTGTTGACCCAGAAGTTGTTGAAAAGTTAGGCGATGTATTCGTCGTATAAGTCTGCGGAGTAATATTTTGATTATTGTTACCCGTTAAAACATTCAATGACGCCGTACAGCCAACCGCCAAATGATTAACCGCATTTAAATCGGCCCATCCTTTTAGCGCCCGTATGGTAGAGGAGTATGCGGAGTTGAAGTACGCGACCCAACCACCCAGCTTCTGCACCAGACCTAAATTGTTGCGATCAGGCATAAACCGGACAAGGTTAGTTGAAGAAAGGGCCGCCTCATTCAAAGTTGGCGTTTTGATTACATCAACGCCGGGAATGAGTTTGAGCGTACTACGTGTTTGTGCCATTGCTTACCCCCTTGGTGGTGTAGCAATAGGAGAAGGTGACTGCGGCCCCCATGCGGCGGATTGGAATTTCTTGCGATACTCCTCCACCGTCGCGCCTTTAAGAAGCGTTTGATATTGCTGCTCCCAATTAATTGGCATTTGGGGATCAGCACCCGTTGTGGAAAAATTGCGTTGATACCCGCCAACATATACCATGCTGGCGGCGATAAAGAGATCCGGCAGATAGGTTGAGATGAAGGTCGTTGGATTGGAGGCGGACAAGGACGACGCATGAATCGTCCCCGTAAACGTCAATGGATAAGCTGCGTTAGGATACGGCCCAAACAAAATGTTTTGGCTTGTGTTTCCAGTCGTGGCCGAATCGCCGCCATAAACAGCAAAGACACTTGGAACTCCTGCACTTGCGGTGCTGTTAAACACATTTTGTATATACTCTTTTGCCACCGGGGACAAAGGATTCGTTACACCATTTGCGGTCACTTGAATGGTTTGAAGCGTAATAAATGCCGCCGTAGGTATGGATAAAATGTTCTGGTTCTGCGTCGTCGTAAAAGACGTATTGTCATAAATCTGGGTAGAAAGGAAATCCAGATCACGCTGCATACGCAATTCCGCGTATGAAATTGCTTGCGGCAAAATGATCTGGAAATTAGTGTCAGTCGTGGGGACAACCGCCAACGTAGCGATTTGCTGAACGTAACTGTTATACGCAAGGCCAGTTGTCATAACCCATGTCCTTATTCTTCAGGTTTCTCTTCCACAGCGGGAGCTGGGTTAGTCGCAACCTGTACCTGTGGGACAGACTGAGAATGAAGATGATTAATCAAATCAGCCACTTCCGAATAAACCCCCTGCGCCAAATGCTTTAAAATGGCGTTTACGTGGGCAACGGTTAGTTTCAAGTCCAATTCCAAATTATCCATTATTTTCTCCTAAAATGGTGGATTTTGTGGTTGTATTTGTGGCGCAGATATCTGTTTTATTTGTGCGGCTATGGCGGATTCCACCCCAGATACACTAATTGACTGAGATACCCAGTTAAATGCCATCTCCTGCGTAATTTGGTTGTAAGGCACAAATTCCGCCGGATTTGGCGATCCCAATTGCACTGTACCAGAACTTGATGATGTAACCAAGCCATCCGTACCCGTGCAAACCCAATTAATAGCGGTTACCACATTGGATAAACCACCAGATGTTGGGTTTACAATAAATTGAGGGAAAGACCATGTGTATTTCATGTGCCGCCCCGTTAAAGGCCCAAAATCATGGAATACGCAATAGCCTGTGCTTGGGAAACGCCTGTGCTTGTATTTGATGAACTAGCTAGGCCAACATTTGTGCCATCAGAAAAAATAATGATACTATAAGCGGTTGGGATAGCCAATACGCCTCCCGCCGCCGCATTACTTCCATTGTTGGACCCTATTGTAACGGTATATGAACCCGTGCAGTTGTTGGTAACAATCCACATTCCCGCCACGTTTTGGGGCAGCAAAACAAGCTGATTTGCCGCTAAAGATCCAGTAAGTTTAAACCTCATACATTGAGATGTATTGCCCGCCGCCGTAGAACTGGGGGCCGCAATATTTGTATAAGTTGGGCTGCCGCTAGTGCTAACAGAAACGCTTGTTGTATTACCAAACATCTGGTCAAGGATGGTAGCGTTATAGTTAAGCGGCTGATCCCACGTAGGGGACGTGCTGTTATACGCTGGTTCGTTTAGGGCAAGGTTGGTTGTCGTGCTCATTTGTCAGCCTTCCCATCCAGCTTGTCGTAAATACGTTGGAACATATCTTCAATATGCTGCATCCGTTTGTCCAAATCGTCTTTAAGGACGTATTCTTTTGGCAAAGAGGCTTCTAATTTACTCAAATCCCGCTGTAATTCTTTAACAGCACCCCATAATTCCCGCATCAGCCATCCTGCCACGGTCAGAACCGCACCCAATCCAATATTTATGAGGTTCTGATAGTCATTCATAATTAAGATTCCCGGATGATTGCCGTAGAAGTATCCCTGTCAATGGATAGTACACCATAGCAGACAATATTCCAATCCATGCCATCACGTTCATCCTTGACAGGGACCGTAATGTCTAGGTGCTTGAACAGGTATTCTTTGCCGTTATTTTCAAAAACCCGCCAGACATGATCCTCCGTGCCACGACCCGGTTGGCCCCGTGATTTGTTGAATCGGATGCCGTACTTGTTCATATAACCTCCGCCGCTGGCATAGGTGGGTTAGCCACAGCCGTCAGGTTAAAATGTATGAACGTCATTGGGTCATTGGACGCATTGCGGGTAAAGCTATGCGCTAACCAAGCATTGGTAAAGATTAACGTGCCATCTTCTGGAGCAACATTGATAGCATTGCTGGCATGGGTGATGTTGGCGAGATCAAATTCCGGCAATCCCAACTGGACCTTACCAGCGCGGGGATCATGGAATGTAGCTACAGAAGCGTTTTGCGGCGTTTTGAGGAAATAAAACCCTACAATCTGCGCCCCGTGGCCGTGGACGTGTTGATCCATGCCGCTGTATTTGTAATGCTGTTGCGCCCACATTTCAGTGAATGACGTGCTGAAATTACGCATGTCGTAACCTTGCTCACCCAAAATGTTCCATGCGGTTGCACCAATATACGCGCATAGGTCTTCCATGCGCGGATCTTCGTATAAATTGTCCGTCATATAAACAGGGTACACTTCATGTGTGCCGCCCTGTTCCTTCTTTTTCTTTTCTACGTACTCATCAACAACCTTGCGGGTGTTTTCCAAAAATTCCGGCTTTTTGATTACGTAAATGGTCGTTGGGAAGCAGTGAATCGGGTTTAGTTCATCTTTTGCATCTGTCATCATTATCCCCGTTGTTGCATTTCTTGCTGCATCTTCTCCATATTGGCAATTTCTTCAGGCGTCAAATCACGGACAATCCAAGAAAATACCCATTTACCATCACGCACAAATGGCTGCGGTGAACGTGACACCGTTTGCGTCTTTCCGTCATACGTCGGATCTGCATCAATTTCCACATATTGGATGCGGTAGCCATGCACATTATACGCATCCGTTGTGGGAAATATTTCCACAAAGTCGCTATATGGCGTATAGCCCAAGCCGGGATTGTCCCGCATTAGTTCTTCCGCACCATAGGGATATTCAACAAACTGATTATCGGTGGTGGTTTTAACGTATCCGGTCATGATGATTTGTCCTCAAGAAATGCGGGTGCTTGTTTGGTAAGGAGGTCAAGGCGTTCACCTTTCCCCGCCAGTTGGGTAAATACCTGTTTGATATGCGGCACAATATGCGTCTCAAAGTCAGGGTGGCAACGCATGGTGTTCAAATGGTCATGCGGGATATTGCCTTGCGACAGAATGAAGTTTTCAACCCGCCCTTGCAATTCGCCTAACCATTCTTCCCGCTGCATGGCTTCATTGGCTTCCAACATAGGCAGATGACCAAATTTACGCTGTGGTTCCAGTTCCGCCATGATCTGGTTAATGGTGTTCAACTCCATAATGGCGGCTTCGTAGTTGTTCCGCCATGTATCTTCAGCCGATTTGCATTCAATGATTGTGGCTTCAGCAACCATCTTTTCCCACGGTTTTGCATTTTCATCCGCCAAGATTGCTTCATTTTCCATGATCTTAGCGTCGCGTTTCATTTTTTGCGCTTTGGAATGCTCAACCTTGACTTCCATATCAATCTTTTGACCATACAAGAGCGCCCATGCCCCATCAGGCGTGTAGCAAGACCCCGCCATGAAGTGACGGAGTTGGAAATCGGAATTATTGCGGTGTGGTTTGCTGTTCATTTAAATGTTGACCCCTGTTGTTCCGTTGGAAGTTGCTGCGCCAAACATAGATTTATAACCAAATTTTGCACTTGTAGCCGCAGACACAACATCACCAGAATATGTATATTTGCAACGCAATCCGGGGTTTCCTTTGCCTAATGAAAAAATACCACGGGTATTGTTTCCGGCAGCAGATCCACCATTTAAATTACATTGCGCTATTGATGTAGCAACTGCATTTGTACTGCTTGAATATGTAAATTTATTTGTGGTTGTTGTATTATTTCCCAAGGCAAAAATACCAACAGAACAATTTCCAGTAGCTGCACCATTAACTGAACAAGTACTTGCTGATGTTGTTACAGCATTTGTATCACCCGAATATGTATATTTATTTCTTACTGAAGTTGTAACACAAACACAATTATACCCCATTGCAAATATTCCAAATGAACTATTACCTACAGCAGAACCATTACTTGATACTGCACTTGATGATGTTGCGGATGCACTTGTGTCTCCTGAATATGTATATTTATTTCGTGTTGTGCTTGCACCCAAGGCAAATATTCCAACCGTAGAGTTCCCTGTTGCGGCGCCATATTGTGAAGCACTTGAAGCCGCTGCCGCTGAGTTATTTGTACAATTAGAATATAAATATTTAACCCTTGTTGTTGAACCCGAACCAGAACCACAAATTACACCTATTGCAAAAATACCAGCACAAGCATTACCTGCGCCTGAAAGACCAGTTGATTGAGTAGCCGCCGCAGTAACGCATGTGGATGTATCACCAGAAAAAGTATATTTCTGTCTAGTTGTATAATTTGATCCAAAAGCAAAAATAGCAAATGTACCAAATGTTTTTCCCGCCGTAGGCCACAATCCCGCCTTCTGCCAGCCCACCATTTGGTCAATAGTCCATACACCAGATGCCGCACCACATTGAAACGGACCAGATGGTGTTATAGGTGTCTTGGTTATGATTGACCCCTGATATGTCCTCACAGCGTAGCCCCTAATCTTTTTTCCTTGCCAGCTTTTCTAGCAACCATCATCATATCCCTAAATGCGGGGCCCTGACCCTGGGGGGGCCAGCCTCCCGGCGGTTTATTGGATTCATAACTGCGGGGCATTATACGTTTACTCCACAAGTACCATTGGATGCGGCGGAGCCACCTAATGATGCTGCACTAGCGGCTGCGCCGGAGGAAACAACACATCCAGAATAAGTATATTTGTCGCGGGTGGTTGAATAACCACTAACACTTCCTAAAGCAAATATACCAACCATGGAATTACCCGTAGCGGAACCAACTTGAGATGCTGCACTAGCAGCCGTAGCTGTGGCATTAACACAGCCGGAATAAGTATATTTGTCGCGGGTGGTTGAATTAAGTCCTAAAGCAAAAATGCCAACCGTAGAATTACCTGTGGCGGAGCCAAAACCAGATGCTGCACTAGAAGCCGTTGCTGATCCATTAACACAGCCAGAATATGTGTATTTGTCGCGGGTTGAACCGTAACCAACGCCTTGTAAATAACCTAATGCAAAAATACCAACCGTAGAATTACCTGCGGCGGAGCCAAAACTAGATGCTGTACTAGCGGCTGTAGCAGATGCGTTGACACAATTAGAATAGGTATATTTATTACGGGTGGTTGTTCTGACGCAGCTAACTACTCCTAAAGCAAAAATGCCTACAGTGGAATTACCTGCCGCTGCTCCACTGTTAGACGCTGCACTAGCGGATGTAGCTAATGCGTTCACGCAACCAGAATATGTGTACTTGTCGCGGGTGGTTGTAGAATTACCTATAGCAAATATGCCAACCGTAGAATTACCTGCTGCCGACCCACTGCAAGACGCTGCACTAGCAACCGTTGCAGATGCGTTCACACAACCAGAAAATGTATATTTATTACGTGTAGTAGATGCTGATCCCGTATTCCCTAAAGCAAATATACCAACAGTACCCGGTGCAAGAACAACGGGCCAATTACTAGCCGCCACCGCTTGCATCTGCTGTACTAAGTTCCATGAGCCGGAGTAATTAGGCATTAT